GCTTCCTGTGGTAGTCCTTCAACTTTCTCTCCCAAACGGAGAGGGTTGTCGGTCGACTGCTCACCATTGTGACAGGCAGATCACAGATTCGTGAAGAATCTATGAGTACCTGATCCACATTCTTACCAAGTAACTCATACCAAGGAATCAAAGATTCCCCAATATGGGACTTAGTAAGAGCTATAGCTCTCTGGTCGAGAGCACCTGTTATCATGGCACCCAGGTTTCCCTGGAATGAACATGATTGGCAGGATTGGGTGAAACAAGAAGATCCAAACAGGATCCTCAAATTTCTACCCGTATAGCTCATGGTTCGCTCCTGCGGTTGTTCATCTTCAAAGGCCCAAAAGGCCTTTTGTAGACGGTCCTCTAACGGTAAACCGTTAGGGTTCCAACCAAATCCACCAAGGGATTCTGGAATATCTAAAAGATATTTCAGAACCTTTAGTTGACGTGGCTTGAACAGACGCAAGGACTTGGGTCCAATATTCCTAGCAAGATCAATGAAGGAGTCATCAGAAATGATCCTCCATTTCAACTGCGGGGAAACGCGGGTTTTAGTGCTAATTTTACCACCAAACTCGCAAACACTAGTGGAAACTAGTGATTTGGATCCAGAGATAGGACACCCTATCATCTTCATAAGAAGGTGATATCGGTGTGCTAACTCGTTGTCGAGGATCACAACATCGTCGCCTAGGATGAAAAACTGACCGTCATAGACGGTCTGGTCTAACAAACCTAGGAGAAGAAGTCCATGTGTAAGAGCAAATAGGCCAAACGATGGGTATAGACCCAAAGGTTGACCCCTTCTCCAAGATATCTTCTGATCGCGGTAAATCCACGATGCAGTCGCTATCTCGTTGAAGAGCTCACACGCACGAACGGGAAATAATTCCCGCATGACTTCCATCTGAGCGGATAGCGGAAAATAATCCGTTGCTCCACTAAGATCGATTGAGTGAACCACCTTGCCTTCCTGGAGTGCTTGCTGAAGCACTGGGAAGCTCTTGGATTGGTCAAAGGTACAGTCCCAGGGACACTTTTGAAGTGTTCCATAAAGGACATCACCTATAGGTTCCAGCACTTGCTGAAACACTCTTCCAGGATTGGCTACAGCACGAAGCTTGTAACCAGGTTCCTGAATGAGGCCGATCCTACCGACAATGAAGTCACCGTAATCAGGTTGGGGACCGTAAGGTCCACATCTGATATAACGGTACTTCTTATGATACCAATCAAGGCCTACCATGACATTGTCATAGTACTCTTTGAAGGCATCATAATGTCGTCTACCCTTAGCGGACATGAAAAGAAAGTCCAAGGAATCTAAGATTCCATGTTCTTCCTTGACTGAACCGTTCAGAGTAGGAGCTCTCCTTGAGTCTGAAAAGTTTCGATCAAGTAACGGCTTTGCAGTCGGTACCTGATGGATCCTTCGAAGACCCAACTTCTTGATACCAGAACAGATTACTCTGTTAAGGTATAAAGAAACATTTTCAGGAGGTGGAGCGGCATATACGCCAGACAGAAACTTCTCTTCTTGCTTAGGGGTTACCCCCTTTGCAATCATTGAAGTATACATCTGGAGTAATTGGATACCAATAGAGAAACGACGATCATTGATCATCCATTTCTCTAAAGTCCCGAAAGGGCCCTTAAACAGGGATGTGTTAT